ATGTTGTAGATGCAAATAATGCTGTTGAAGATGGTATATTCATGATGACTAGTGAAATGAAAAGGGGAATGTTTTTTATATGCCAAGAGTGTACTAATACTATTCGTGAGATAGAAAGCTATGTATGGGACCCTAGATCAGCCGAAAAAGGATACGATGAGCCTTTAAAGAAGGATGATCACGCAATCGATGCTCTCAGATATGTAATTGCAACTCATAAAGTTTCTGTTTATGATCCTTATAAACATAATGCAGAAAGATATAAAAACGATAGATTTGGTAGACAATCTAATTTTTAGGATAAAATGAAAGAAGAATACGAAAAAGTCATATCCCACGTTAACCGTATAATCGATAACCTTAATCAACATTGGCACTCGATTACTTTACTTTTAAGTCATGTTTCACAACCTTTGATAATAGATGATAGAGGACTTGTCAATCATCTTCAAAGTTTTAAAAATGATTTATGGAAAATCCTTAATGAACTTAAAGGGTTAGATCTTTATCAAACATTTTCAGAGATAAAATTCATAGGTAAAAGACTTACAGAAATAGAATCAACTCTAAAAAATATTCAGGAAAATGGACTAAGAAAGAAAATTGACTTAAACTTCTCTTGCGATGGTTATGAATTGGTTAAGAAACCATTAATTTATGATAAAAAAGAACCTATTGAAGATCCTCATGAAAATACAATAAAACTTTTAAATACACTTCCACAAAGAGAAGGGTTAGCATTAATCCATAGATTAGGTTTGTTAGGTCATAAACGACAGACAACATACGTAAAATTAGGTGAAATATTGGGTATCACTAATGAAAGAGCCTCTATTGTATATAAGAAAGCATTAAGGAAATGTAGGCATGAAGTAAGAAAAGAACTGGTAAAAAACACAAATAATCCATTTTTAATTAAAGAAGTCTTTGGTGAATCTTGAAACTATATACAAAATGATTTAAAGTTAGCAATCTAACTCGGAGGTTGCTACGTCATTCTACTATCCACCTTGGAACAACAATATAGAGCCTAATCAAGGAAATGTTCGCCAATGGCTCGATAATCTTTATTCTAAATTCCAACCTGTTGAACAGGCAAGATGGAATCAATCCAACATAGATACATTGTTTTATGCAGGTTCCCAAAACTTCGCCAATCGTCAATTTAACTTCAGTCCTAACGTTTCCTATAATCAATACTACTTCAATTTGATACAGCAACCAATCAATATGGTTACTGGTTATGAGAGACAGCATAGAAAGAACTTTGCATATACACCCACTGAAGGCTCGGACCCTCAAACTACTGATCAATACACAAAACTGATAACTCATTGTGCAAATAAAGGTTGTATTCATGAGCAGAAATCTAAGGCTAAAGAATTAGCTGCTATTTCAGGAATGGTTTTAGCTCAACCTTATTTAGATTTTTCCGGCGATGACCCTGCACAAGGCGAAATGAAGGTTAAGATATGGGAATATAATGCATTTATCATGGACCCTTATTGGAGAAATGACATCAATGAAGCTCAATTTATTTGGTGTCAGGAATATATTTCTAAAAAAGAAGCTGAAGACCGTTTTCCTGATAAAATTGAAGTTATAGCCCCAATGTCGGGAACTCCACAGCGTTTTGGAAATTTTTATTTTCTACCTGAAAACTATAACATGGCAAGAAATGATTTAATGGTGCTTTCTTATGTGTGGTACAAATGGAAAAGAAAAAAGAAAAGACTTTATAGTAGATCTAGAAATCAATTCTTTGACTTTGCAAAAGATGCAGATATTGATTCATTGCTTTATAATATTCAAGATATGGAAGAAGTTACTGTTGAAGTGCCTTGCTGGAAACTAGCAACTATTCTCAATGACCAATTGATGTTTCAAGGTGATAATCCCCTTGCGTTTGACGGATGCCCTTTCATACCCTATTACTGGAATTATGACCCTCACATTAGTCAACCTGAGTTACGTGTGAGGTCTCTAGTGCGCCCTATGCGATCTCCTCAGTTCCTTTTCAACCATAAGGTAATTACTAACGCAGATATCACTGAAGCTACAATCAATGCAGGTTATAAGAGAAAGGTGGGTGCTGTAGCAAATGAGGATAATCTTAAAAAATCTGGTCAAGGATATGACATCATAATCAACGAAGATTATGAAATGACCGATGTTGAAAAGATTATGCCCTCGGGCGTTCCTGAATCAGATATGGCATTAGCAGATCAGTTTATGAATTTAATTTATGCTACTTCCGGCATAAACATGGAGAACTGGTCCGGACAGCAAGATAAACAAATATCTGCTTTGACTGCTATGATTAAGCAAGCGGCAAATTTGCTTGTATTCCAAAAATACTTTGATCAATGGGACTTTTCAGACAAATTACTTGGTGAAAGACTGCTTCAAATAGCTCTTAACAATTGGAATGCTGAGAAAGTTAAATTATATATTGGTGAAGAACCTTCTCCATTTTTCTATAGTAAAGTGTTTTCTAAGTTTCAGGTATTGGTTCAAGAATCTGATTTAACGCCTACTCAACAGAATTTACAAGCTCAGCAAATGATGGATATTAATCAAACATTTGGAAGAGAAGTTTTTCCTCCCTCTATGATTATTCCTAAGTTGAATATCACTGGAAAAGGTGAAATCATTCCATTCTTAGAACAACAAGAACAACAAGCAGCTGCGGTACAAAATGAAGCACAGAATATCCAACATGCATTTGAAGAAGCTAAACTACAAGAGATGATGTCTAAATCTGCTAATAATATTGCTTCGGCTAAAGAAAGATATGGAAGATTTGAGAGCAATATTGGATTACTTGAAGAAAGAATGGCTGAAGTTTCTAAAAATAGATCTCTCTCTACTAAAGCAAAAATGGAATCACTTGAAAAAATGGTTGATGTGATTGCCAAACTTGGAGAAGTTGAAACTATGCTTAAGATGCATGATATTCAATCATTAGATTATGAGCAGCAAGCCATGGAAGAATCTGATAAGGATAGGGCTCACAGAGACGCTCTTTCCGATGAGTTCATTGCAAATATTATGGGAAATAAATCACAAATGAGACAACATGAGTCTCAACAACAATTAGTGGGGTAGTTATGGGCGGACAAAAAATTGATGATCATTCATCCTGGATGGGAAAGGGCGCTAACGGTTCCGTTTTCCCAATGGGTGCAAAAGTTAAAAACGAATCTTCTGCGGAAGGTGCTGGAGCTGTTTCTAAGTATGAAGATACTACAGAAACAATAAAGTCTCAGCAGCAAATGGGAATTGGTAAAATTAAAGCTCATCCAATGAAGCCAGGTCATCGTAATTAATTATAAGCAATCGTTTTTTAGAAATCGGCAATGGGACCATGGCATAGTAAAGCCTTTAAAAAAGCGAAACTTAACTGGTGAGTTCGAATCTCATATTTCTAAAAAACTTTAAAGAGGTAAATCATGAAAAGAAATAAAGAACAGATAAACGCTAAATCTAATTTTAAAGATCCTATTGATATTAGAGAACAGAGAGAGATAGATAAACCAAAAGATGGGAAAAAATCCCCTTTTGATTTTCGATGTCCACAATATGATCAGCGTTCAAGTAATTTTGTGAATGCTGGTACACATTATGGAGTTGGTCGTAATCAACCTGTAGGTCATGAAGGAAATCCAAAATCTAAAGTTGATGTCTTACCTTTTGGAAGAGTAAAAACCATGAGAGTTGATGATAGAGGTTAAAAATGATATTTATATGTTCATGTTGTCATAAAGAATATGATGAAAAAAATGAAGAAGATATATTTTTAGGACTTAATGATTGCAAAATGATATGTTATAAATGTTCAAAATTAATAATGAGAGTGGATGATTTAGGATGAAAAAAAGAAATAAATATTATAAATATTTATGTTGATTCAAATGAATGCTAATGAAATATTGCCTATCGATTGTGAAAGATGTCATGGACAGTTAGAACAATGTGGCTCTGTTTATCCGTGGAATGAAGATTTTTGGATATGCGTAGAATGCGGAT